AATACACCTACTGCAACTGCAACTGCAACTGCAACTGCAAATACTACTACTACTTTAGAACCAACCGTAGTTTCTTCTGAAAATACAACTGCTGGTTCAACTGTAAATATTTTGGTCTAAATATTATTGTATTATGACAATTATATTAAAATAATTATATAATTCAGTATTATATAATTATATTTAATGGAAGATCCGTGTGAATATTGTACGTTTGTCAATGAAGCTAATAGAGATATATGTGAGGTATGCGAGCAACCATTATCAAAAAAACGTAAAACAGACAAAAGAGAACGCGAAGAAAGAGAACGCGAAGAAAGAGAACGTGCAGACAAAAATCGCATGATCGATGCTTTTTTTATAGCAAATCAACATAATAATGTTAAGGAAGTTTTAACTGAATGGATGAGAACTGATCCAGTAAATCTAGTATATTCTGCTTTAAAGAAACAAAAATCTATTGATGATACACTTTCATTTTTATTGTATGAAGATATTTTTGAGTTATTCAAACGATATTTTACAGAACGACTGACTGAACAATCCAAATGTGAAATCGTAATAAGAGATCAAGATGAAGAAATCATAAGACGAGGTGATTTACTCAAGTTATATATAAATGCATTATTATTGTTAGGGAACGAGCAATCAAATTATTTAGCACACGTATTAATTCATCTGACTAAAATATATGATACTATCAGAGGAATAGAGTATCATAATTTAATGTTTTTGATTGATGCTTTATTAATTGGATTGTCTTTCGATGAACGAATGACGACAGTTTTGTATGGTTTCGAACAAGATCCAAATACAAAATTACCTATAGCTACTAAATTTCCATGTTCTTTACAAACTATTAAAAATATACAGCCTTTACACCAAGTACAGCAAGACCACGAACTTCAAAATACTTATATTTTTGTGGGAAATATACTAACAAGCTGTCGTGATTTACATGGAGGTTTTCCTGAAGAACCATTACTAGTTATGGAACCAATTGATGTTATTATAGATTTAGGAACAAGAGAGTTGCATCATTGTTTCAAAATTAATACTAGCAATTATGCGAATGATTGTTTGATACATACAATTCTCACACACTTAAGTCCTATTTATCGTAAGACTCCCACTTTTTTAAAAGATAAATTTGCAAGTGTGATGAGAAGAAAAATTCTTATAGAAAATTTGGATCCACAAGATCCAAATAAAACTAACGAAGAAATGCGAACATCTCTTAATTCAACCAACCTATTGGAAACGGAACAACTATTTGCATTACAAGATTTATTTATGGTTAATATCATCACAGTTTCTAAACATCAGGATGTCGGAAAACCAATGGTTCAAACAACAAAATATATTAGAGGTGGTGACGGAATAAATGTCCCCACAATAATGATTTTAAATGAGGCACAACATTATTCAGCTCTTTATCTACCATCATCTATGTCAGATAATGGATTTACTATTAGGTCAGACATATTTGAGAAATCATACCAATCACTTATACAATGTGAATACAATGTCAATCAGCAAATTATTTTTGAAGGAGAAGAATATACAATCAAAAAAAGATTACAGTTAAACCATAGTAAAGATCATTATTGTGACACAGTAATCGCTCAAAAAAATGGTACTGACATAAATAAATATATCGATTTAGTTAAACTACGATCTATTAGAGACGCTGCATCAGAACAAGAACTTGTTGATTCCGAAGTTGATGATCCTGAAGAATTTGAAAAAGCAATTGCACTTTCATTAAAATCACTTAATGGTGGATATATTCACAAATATTTTCATCATTGTTATTAAGAACCAAATCTAATAACGAATAATGGTTCGTCTTTCTTTAAAATTGGAAATATATAATCTATTCGCTTGCCAATCTCTATAAAATCAAATGAACCTTTGAATTCTTTAGGAGGATTATCATTCGACACTTCATATTTAATATATTCGTTTGTAATGGTCTTAAATTCTTCAATAAATGAAATATCATCTCTATACAGATCAACAATTTGACCGTTCTTACCTTTGAAATGTTTTAGTTTTTTTGCTATATCTAATACAATATTTAGTTTTTCCATTTTTGTGTAATATAACATTGTATATATTATATAAATATATATAACTTTATTTATTTATATAATGACAAGCAAAGAAAATGATTTTATAAAAATTGCAAAAGATATCAAAAATTTAAACGTCAAAGGTATATCTGATCTCACAATTCTACAAGCTAAACAAGAACAAATTGATTCTGATATCCTTAAATTTATATTTGAATACCTTTACGACAAATATGATAGTAACACTCTCGAAATATATTTTAATAATACATATAACTATGCATACGAATTTAATCAAGAAAATTATGTTATTAATAAACTTAATGTTCTGCGTAACCATTTAGTTAATAAATATGTTAGATGTATCATTACTGACAAATCATATATGCTATGCGATGTGGCACATATCTTATCTTGTAATGAATTATTAAAATATTCATCTGATCCATTAAATTACAGATATGAGCCGGACAATGCATTATTATTATGTAGAGATCTATGTTCCTTATTTATACATCCTAAACGATATCTCAAAATTAATCCAACTTTTTTAACAGTCGAATTCAGTGACGAAATTTTAAATGATCCAGAGTGTAAGGAATATCATAAATATCATAATAAAAAATTAAATGTATCTCTATCCAATACTACTATAAGATACCTCAAACATATATATTAAATATTTGTAAATATATATAAACTTTTTTATTATATATATATATATATATATATATATATATATATATATATATATGCAAGACGAAATTAATAAAATTGTAGCACTGTTTTTTAGACTTAACTTGACAATGAAACTATATCATTGGACTACACCGTCATATTCAAGACATAAATCTTCTGATGAATTTATAGAAAAATTATTAGAACTAACGGATCATTTTGTAGAAGTTTTTATTGGTAGATATAATGTCAAACCAATGTTAGAAAACGTTAAAATTGAAACAGAATATTTGCCAGAAGATAAAATTACTGAATATCTTGTCAAGACAAGAACCATTTTAGAAAATTTCGATAAGTTATTTCAAGATTCAGAGTTGTTAAATATACGAGACGAAATATTAGCTCTCATTAATCAAACTTCATATCTGTTTCGATTGAAATAATCCAATATAACTCATTATTATACTATCTATATCATGTATCTCTTCGAATTTTAATTCTGTTTTTGCTAAAAGTCCATCACAATATACTATATCTGGATCTCCATCTATCTTTTCACCAAAAATATATTTAGCTTTTTTACCTAAATATATCTCTATTTTAGATATCATCTCTAATATTGTGTAATTATTTAATGAACCTATATTACACGTTAAGCTTCTCGTATTGTTTAAATATTCATACGATTTCAAATGAGCCATCGCTAAATCATCAACATGAATATAGTTTCTCGAACACGTACCATCTTTTGTATTATACGTGTTTCCATTTATTTGTATTACTTCGTCTCTCATCATCTTTAATATAATAGTTGGTATAATTCTTCTATTATTTGATGGTACATCTGTCACATCATATACAAGATCATTTCCGGCAACATTAAAGTATCTCAATATTACATAATTAAAATTATTAGTTTTTGCATAATCTTTAATCATATCTTCACATATTTTTTTTGTATTACCGTATGGAGATACTGGATTTAATTTAGTGCTTTCAATTATAGGTAAAACTTCTGCATTACCATATACAGAACAAGATGATGAAAATATTATTTTTTTTATATTGTATTTAACCATCATATTTAATATATTTATAGTTCCAACAACATTTGTATTATAATATTCATTTATTTTTTCAAAACTATCTTTTACAAATGCTTTGCCTGCGATGTGGAACACACAAGATATATTGTTATTTGAAAATATTTCGTCAAGAACTGTTAGATTAGTTATATCACAGTTTATAAATGATCCATATTTATTATTTGAAATTAATCCGGAGCTTAAATCATCTAATATAATTATATTAGTAAGTCCATTCATATATAATTTTTTAGCAACATGCGAACCAATATAACCAAGACCACCAGTTATTAATATTGACATTATTATTGAGTATATAAATACTATATAAATAATATTTATATACATGTATATATATATATATATATGACAAATACAAACTTGATATATACAACTTGTGGATATAATATTAATTGGTTTAGCATCATATTAATTTTAGTCGATTCATTGAAAAAGTATTCATCTCCTATTAATTTTGATTTTTTAATTATATGTGATGATAATATGGAATCATTTATTAAAAATTATTTTGAAAGTCAGGATAATAAAAATAAGTACAGCAATTTAAATATTATAATTCATAATGTTGGAATCAATTCATCAAAGCCGGATATTGCATCTATTAATAAGTTAAGAATATTTGATTACAAATTTATTGATAATTATAAAAAAATATTATTTATTGATGGTGACATTATTAGTACATTTAATATTAGTACTATATTTGATTTAAATACAGATGATAATATAATGTATGTGTATAAAGAAAGAAATAACATTAACGATCATAACAATTTGTTTTGGGGATTACGAAATTATACAGCAAAAGATATTTCTGATTTCAAAAAAAACAATATATATCCATTTAATTGTGGATTATTTCATTTTAACAACACAATTGAAATTAAGAGTGATTTTTTAAATATATTAAATATGATTGATACGCATAAAGGAGAATATTTTTATGAACAATCATTCATGAATATATATTTCAATAAAAAAGGTAATGTTAATTATACTATTTTTACAGATGATAATTACAAAATGTTTCCTGATTTGAATCAAAAATATTTAAATAAAATCATTCATTTTTGTGATTTTGAAGATACAAATAAATTAACAAAAATGAATAACTATATTAAACAACATTTAGATGTAATTCATATCTTTGATACTCGTAAGGAAATGCTTAAATTTTATTCTAAACAATTAGTTAGTCCAATTATTGCCGAAATCGGTATTTTTAAAGGCGACTTTTTACAATTTTTATATGAAAATTGTGATGCATCTAAAATAAATGCTATCGATTTATTTCAAGGAATTACTCAAAGTGGAAATGAAGATGGTAATTTCGTTATTCATTATGATATGAATAAATCATATAATGAATTAAAAGAAAAATATAAAGACACAATTGTAACTCTTCATAAATCAGACTCATCCACTTTCCTAAATACATTGAATGACAATTATTACGATATTATATATATAGATGGAGATCATAGTTATAATGGTGTTAAAAAAGATTTAATAGCATCTTACAATAAAATAAAAAATAATGGATATATTATGGGTCATGATTATGAAATGAATATGAAAAAAGCAAATCATCATTACGATTTTGGAACCAAACAAGCAGTTGATGAATTTTGTGTTAATTATAACCAGAAAATCCTTGCAAAAGCATATGATGGATGTGTTAGTTTTTGTATAAAAATAAATAAATAAATAAATATATTATGTATGTATAGTATATAAATATATTATGGACTCAACAAACAAATATGTTTTTGATGAGAAAATTGCAACTCCATTGTGTGAAATAATGGGAAGAAATAAATCAGACAAAGGTCATTTAAATATCACTCGTTGTTGGCATAATTATACAACCGTTTATTATAATATATTCAAAGATATTCAACATAATAATCTTCGTGTTTTTGAATTAGGTCTTGGTACTAATAATATTAATATTCCATCTAATATGGGAATTAATGGACGACCTGGTGCATCTTTATTTGGATGGGCTGAATTTTTTACTAATTCAAAAATATATGGCGCAGATATTGATCGCAATATTTTATTTAACACTGATAAAATCAAAACATTTTATTGCGACCAAACTAATCCTCAAGCTATTCAAAATATGTGGAATGAGTCAGAACTGTTAGAACCATTTGATATTATAATTGAAGATGGATTACATACATTTAATGCAAATGTTTGTTTTTTTGAGAATAGCGTTCATAAACTAGCAAAAAATGGATATTATATTATTGAAGATATACATGTAAATGACTTTAATAATTTTAATAATAAAGTCAATGACTGGAAAACAACATATCCACATTTAGAATATACATTACTACATATACCATGCGTTGTCAATCCATTTCACAATAGTATATTAATTATTAAATATGCATAAAAATATATTATATATATATATATTATATGTCAGATATAATCAAAGTTTGTTACAAATATTCAATGATAAGTGTCGAAAGATTTATGAATAATATTGACTCTATCAAACATGTATGTAAGAATAATGTTGAAGGAGATATTGTCGAAATCGGTGTCTGGAAAGGTGGTAGTATGTTATCAATGATATTACAGTATGAAACTTTTAACGAAAATATAAGAGATTTCCATTTATATGATACTTTTAGTGGTATGACACCAAGTACAAATCATGATATTGATTTACACGGTACATCTGCAAATACTATTATGAGTAATAATAATCCATTCATTCGTTGCATATCTCCATATGACGAAGTTTTATCAAATATTACAAAACATATTAAATATGATTTAAATAAAATTCATTTTCATGTTGGTGATATTCTATTAAATAATTTTTATCCCGAAAAAATTGCTGTTTTAAGACTAGATACAGATTGGTATGAAAGTACTAAATTTGAATTAGAACATTTTTATGATAAAGTTTCAAAAAACGGAGTGATTATTATAGACGATTACGGTCATTGGAAAGGATGCAAGAAAGCGGTTGATGAGTTTTTAATTTTACATCCTGAAATTGAATTAAATAAAATTGATTATACAGGAGTATATTTTTACAAACCATAAATTGTTTTTAATTCCGAAATTTTATTTATGTATAATAATATTATAGATGAGTAAAATTGTTGCAATAACAGTATCAACCAAATATGATGATTTACTTGAAATAATAATGCCACAAAACTATAAATTTTTTGATAAATGGTATATTGTTACTTACAAAAATGACATCAAAACAATAGACGTAATAAATAAATTTAGTTATAGTAATGTTATTACGCTTTATTATGACTTTTATTCCAATGTAAGATTTAACAAAGGTGGTGCTATCAAATATTGCCAAAAAGAAATTTCTAAACTAGATTACGATTTTAATGTTCTTTTATTAGATTCTGATATATACCTTCCTGATAATTTTGATAAATTATTAAATAATTTAGTTATTGAGCCGAATGTTTTATATGGAGTTAGTTCGCGTTTCGATTACCATTCGTATGATAATTTCTTAGCAAATAAAATTGATTCAATCTATACTCGCATGCCTGCTTCACATATGCGTAATTTTGTCGGATTTTTTCAGTTGTATAAACACAATCCCACCTTTTTATACGAAAATAGCCAGAATTGTGCTGAATGTGATACTGTTTTTTTTAAGTATTTTTCACAAAAAAAAATTATCGAACATCTATCAGTTAAACATCTCGGTAAAGAAGTTGTCAATTGGAACGGTCGTAATAGCACCAATGATTTTTATAACAGCAAAAAAAATATTACATTGATACAACCTCAAATAGCCGAACAAACAGTTCAACTAATCGTCGAACCAAAAATAAATCCAATTGTAGGTCCAATCGTCGAACCAAAAATAAATCCAATTGTAAGTCCGATTAAACCAATCGTCGAACCAAAAATAAATCAAATTGTAAGTCCAATTGTAAGTCCAATTGTCGAACCAAAAATAAGTCCAATTGTAAGTCCAATTGTAAGTCCAATTATACCAATTGTCGAACCAAAAATAAGTCCAATTGTAAGTACAATTGTAAGTCCAATTGTAAGTCCAATCGTCGAACCAAAAATAAATCCAATTGTAAGTCCAATTGTAAGTCCAATTGTCGAACCAAAAATAAATCCAATTGTAAGTCCAATTGTAAGTTCAATAGTTAATAAACGTTTTATTGACAAATATGCAGATATTACATTATTAAATAAAAATAGATATATCAGAAAATTTTAAATAATAAAATTAATCTAACGATTAATTTTATAATACAAACAGATGCGAATACTCAGAATCGAACTGAGGAAACAGGTACATAAGACCAGTATTATGCCACTTAATTATACTCGCTTACTTTAAATCATCAGAGTAAGCGAATATTAACATATCATCTTGAGAATAAATGAATATTCTCAGGATAATTATAGTATTTCTCTATAATTGTGAATTATGTGGTTTCCCACACACTTACTATATATATATAAATTAATTTTTAAATCATTTATTTTTTTATTTAAAAATTTATTAAATACTATTTGTTATCTTATAATGAGTAAAACATATATTATGCATCCAAATTTATACTATAATTTATGCAATGTACGAGGATTTTGCGACTTAAATGGAAATACTTATAATGAATATGTTTATATAACATTAGATAATAAAATAGATGATACAATTAGACACAATATTGTAAATGCAATTAATGAAGATGCAGTTTTAGATGTTTTAAAAAATAATAACATTAATTATACTCATGATTATGAGGAAGCATTAAATAATCAAAGGTCGTAATAATCACATTCAGCAATTGTTTGTTCTTGTATATTTACATTTGTATTTATATTTGTATTTGTATTTTCAATATTATAACTAACTAATTTATCAGAATTATTACCAATATCCTGAACTATACGATTATTTAAATCATTTGTTCTTGGACGTCCATGATAACATATTTCAACTACTTCTTCATCATTAGGTATCACTAATGGTTGGATTTTATTATTTTTTTTGTAGCTTGAAGTGCATACTCCCATATTTAATATATCTATAATATATAAATAACATATTTAAATATTTATCTTATAAATAACGATTAATATGAATCATACAATTGTTGAATATGTTTGGATAGGCGGACCCAATGCAAATCATCCACAACATGAAAAACAAATTAATTATATTAAACCATTTTCCCTCAGATCTAAAACAAGAATATTATATGATGTTTTAAAAGATAACATTAAATTATCTGACATACCAAATTGGAATTTTGATGGAAGTTCAACCGGTCAAGCAACCACTGAAAATTCAGAAATATTCATTGTTCCACGAACTATATTCAATGATCCATTTAGAGATAATGGTATTATGGTCCTGTGTGACACCTATATCGACTATAAATGTACTATTCCACATCAAACAAATACACGATATAGAGCAAATGAAATTTTTAATAGTAAATTAGATGAGGAACCATGGTTTGGAATAGAACAGGAATTTTTTGTTATGCAAAAACATAATACTTGTGAATATGTTTCAAAAGGTTCTAGTAATAAAAGATGTAATACATGTAAGGGAGGTAAGCCTCCATCATTTGACTTATTCAAAGAACAAGGACAATATTATTGTGCTGTTGGATCAAACAATATAATGGTTCGAAGTCTAATTGAAGATATCGCTAACAAATGTCTGAAAGCAAACGTTAAATTATCAGGATGGAACGCAGAAGTTGCTCCATCACAATGGGAATTTCAAATTGGTCCATTAACCGGAATCACCGCTTCCGACCATCTGTGGATGTTGAGATATATTATGGATCGATGTACTGAAGAAACTTCTTTTTACATTGAATTACATCCCAAACCAATCGTAAATTCATTAAATGTCAATGGATCTGGCGCCCATACTAATTATAGTACTAAAAAAATGAGAGATCCAAATATGGATCCACTCAATGCAAGTCTTACATTATATTCCGCTATTGAAAAATTAAGTGCTAAACATACACAACATATAGACCAATACGGTGATTTTAATGATATGAGACTTATCGGATCTTGTGAAACATCATCTATGGATAAATTTACTTATGGTATTGCAAGTAGAGCTGCAAGTGTCAGAATACCTAGAGAAGTATCACAAATTGGCTATGGATATTTTGAAGATAGAAGACCATCAAGTATTATGGATCCTTACAAAGTAACATCGCTAATATTTGAAACAACCTGTTTGAATTAAATTTATAATATATTATTTTATATGTAATATAATATATGATAAAGTTTCAAGACTTATTAAATAAAAAAACAACAAATATTCTTAATGGTTTTAAAGTCGTATATTTGAAAGAATTGGACGAATTAAAAAAATCATATTATACTTTAGATGAAACAGATCCTTTAAAAGAAGACAGAAAACAAAGAATAGATGCAAGTTTTTTCCCATTGATTAAATATATTATCAAGGATACGAACTTAGATGTAGAATATGAAATAAACAATGAGAAATTTGATAAAACATATATGAGTACTTTACAGGACAAACGAGTAGAACAGATATATGAATTAATTAATAAATCTATTGAATACGCAATTTTAAATAAATTATATGTACCAGATACTACTTTACATGTATGGATTAGTGATCGTATTCCATGGTATAATGATATTGATAAAAAATTCCCCATATTCCTCTTTGCTAAACCATTGAAAACTAACTATCTCCTATTACCCGATAATACATTCGGATGTTTGACTATTAGTCAAAAATATGTCGGTCTTTGTCACGATTGGGATAAAGTTAAAAATATTATTGTTGATAATTGTTCTAATATAGAGCTAAAAGATAAAACCAATCAAATGTATTTTAAAGGTACTGCTACTACTGTTCGAAATTCAAGAATAAGAGAAAATTTACAAAAATACTCTCTGAAAAATAAATGGTTAAATGTACGGTTAGATGGATGGACCAATTTTATCAATATTGAAAGCTTCTGCAATTATAAATTTTTATTGAATCTACCTGGAAGATATCCATGGTCTAATCGTTTTAAATATTTATTTTTAATGAAATCTATAATCATCAATATAGATGTTTATTCTGTTAGTCTGGAAAATGAATTTAATGATTTACCATGGATATCTCTAATAAATCATATCGTTCGTCCAAATAAAGAATATATAAATTTAAAAATGACCTACTACCACTCAAAAAATCCAGAAAAAGTAAAAGAATTGAATTACAAAGAATATATCAAAATTACTAAAAAACTAAAAAAAATTCACGACACTACGGATATTGATGCTTATAAACCAATGATTGATAGTGCTTATAGACGTGTAAATAAACTAAATAATACACATATCAATGAATATATTTATAATTGTATCATACAAAATTCAAAAATTAAATTTGTTTGATTAAATTATATATATGTCTCAGAGTGTTACAACAAAAAATGATAAACAAAATAACGATAAACAAAATAACATTATAGATAATGATAAAAAAAATTCGAAACTATATAAATCAAGAAAAATTGTTGGCAAAGGTCTTAAAAAAATTGGTACTACTCTTGGTGCAATTGGAACACCAATATTTGCCGTCGTTCCACCATTAAGACCTTTTAGTTTCTTGTTAGGAGAAAATAGTTTGTACTATCAATTAGGCAAAGTAATTGAAGGTCCGGTTTTTTCGCCAAGCGAAAAAAAAGACCTTGGACGAGAAAAAACTCCGTTTTTTCCCGTTCAACCTAAAGAAGGAGGATATAATTATCCAAATTATTTGTTCCATCATGTGTATTAGTATATATAAAAAATTGATAATTAAATTGTCTAAATAATTTAAACATCTTTCTTATTATTATAAATATGTTGAACCAATATTATAAATCTCTTTTCCCACTATGCAATACATATACTTTTCGAAAATTTAACAATTGTGATGTTGGTATTCAAACTGATGCAATTCAAACAGATGAAGTGCAAAACAAAGAAGTGCAAACAGACAACCTTCAAACAGACGACCTTCAAACAGACGACCTTCAAACTGATGAAATTTTAAAAGATGAAGTTCAAATAAATGATATTCAAACAGAATTATCAGAGGAAGTCTCATATAATAATTTACCAATAATCATTGGTATTACAGGTAAGAAATTCAATGGTAAAGACACATTAGGTAATTATTTATCAAAATATGGTTATAAACGTTTAGCATTTGC